GGAGTGCGACTCCTGTGGAAAAAGGTATATAGGAAAATGGAACGGTGAAGCATGAAAGTAATTAGCTTCTCGGCAGTCGAAATTTTACCATCATTGTTAGATAAGACTAAAACGCAAACAATCAGACCTATTCATGGTAATCCTAATATATCTCATTCAAGATACGGAGTTGGAGATATAGTTCAACTTATGTGGAAGCAGCGAACAAGCCCGAAGGACTCTTGGTTCTGCTCGGAGTGTGGGAATCGCATGAATCGTGACACCATCATTGATTGCTGGCACATGACTTGTGAGTGCTTGAGTGCTGGAATGAGGACATGGACTGGTGAGATGGTCGCTTCGGGCATACCGAGAAGTGTGATATTTCCCAAGATTTTCGGCACGGTGAAGATAAGCGAGATATTCCAGATAGAGATTGGGTTACCAGTTAATGATGGTTATGGATTTAAATTTAATGTTCATGGGAAGAATAAATCAGGTTTCAATGGAAACATAGATGAATTGGCAGAAAAAGATGGTTTTAAGTGTGTTAAGGATATGGCAGATTGGTTTGATAAAAACTACGATATTAGTAAGCAACCCAAGATGTTTGAAGTTAGAAGGTGGGTATGGCAATAGACGACTTCATAGAGAAGAACATAAAACTAGCCGATAAGCCGATTAAACTCTATGATTATCAGATTAAGTTCCTAAAAGACAAATCTAAGATTAGGATTGTCAACAAGTCGAGACAGATAGGTATGTCTCAAGTCATGGCTTGGGAAGCACTTTCTTATTGCCTAGCAGAACCTAATGTATACATAGGTGTAGTATCCGTAGGGCAGAAACAGGCCGAGAACGTCCTTAGAATGGTTCGAGACGCTTATCACTCCTTACCTGCTGATATTAAAGCAGACTGTCCACTTGTAGTAGAAAGAAGCGACCATTTAGAGTTTAAGAACGGCACTCACTTTCTCAGTATGCCAAACAACCCAAGAACTGTCCGAGGATACCATTTTCATAGGCTTTACATAGACGAATACGCACATATCGAAAGAGATAAAGACCTAAGTGATGCTATCATACCTACTACAACCAGAGGCGGCAAAGTTACTTACATTTCAACTCCGCTAGGTGCTAGAGGCAAGTTCTACGATATTTGGGTAAACGACAACGAAGTTATCAGCAAACACGAAATTGCTTATACACGCTGCCCTGATTTTGACGTGAATATAATTCTAATGAACTACCCAGATGGAGAGAACGACCCCGCTTTTAGGCAAGAGTATATGTGCCAGTTTATAGACGACTCCGTGAGTCTCTTCTCTTGGGACTTAATCATGCGTTGCGTAGATTCTGATTTATTAGAACAGACTAACCTAAGAACCCATAAAGAAGGTGTAGTAGCAGGTGTAGACTTCGGAAAGAAGATAGACTCGACTGTGGTTATCCTAGTCAAGCGTAACAAGCAAGAAACTTGGGAAGTCCGTCATATTCGTGAATTTCAGCCACCTTCGACTTATACCGAAGCAACAGAATACATTTCTAGGAATTACAAAGATTGGAATTGCAGTAAAATACGAGTAGACCAAACTGGATTGGGTGATTCGGTTATAGAACAACTATATCCACTTGGAAGCTTAGTAGAAGGCGTAAAAATGTCGAATCCTGTCAAAGACACGGTTATTCAGAATCTTAAAGTGATGATGCAAGACGGTCATATCAAATTTCCCAATAATAAGAAGTTAATCCTACAACTTCACTCCCTTAAGAAGTCTATGAGCGATACGGGAATGATTAGATACTCACACCCGAAAGAAGGCGACATACAGCACGATGACTACGTCTGGGCTTTGGCTCTAGCGGTCTATCAAGGCGAATACCTCAAAGGTTTAGGCAGTCCACCTGTATGTCTCAGGGGTGGTGCTTTGAACATAAACAGAAGCGACCAGATGATGACCGACTTTAGGAATATACCATATTAGTATTTATAACGTCTCGAATAAGTCTCAGTATGAACCTACCTAGCTTACATAAACCTATCATAAAGGTATCAGAGAACAAACCTATCATAAAATTCATAGGCGGCATACAAAGACCTAATAATTGGATTCGTGAGTCCAAAGGGGTTGTAGATACCAGCTTAGTTCGAGGCACTTATTTTCGTGGTGCTGACAGAGCAGTTACGGATAATATAATAAGACACGAGCAAGACTACTTTACTATAATGAAAGCATATAAGATGATTCCTATGGTTTTCGGTGCGATTAACACCAAAGCAGACTTCGCAGTGCAAGAAGGATTCGAGTTACAAGGCGATAAAGGCGATGTAGACAGACTCATGGAATGGATGGCTACGATTCGTTTTGATAACTTCCGTGTGCAAGTAGCCAAAGAGATGATGCTTTTCGGAGATGTCTATGTAGTACCAGAGGGCGAAGGCGACACACTTAAGCTAAAGTTCATGCCTGTGGATTCTATGTATATAATAAGAGACAAATTCGGACAACATTTAGGTTACGCTCAGATTGTAAATTACACAGTTGGAGATACTTGGAAACCAGAAGAGATGATACACTTCTCTTGGAACACGATAGGAACGGATGCTTACGGATTATCTGAAATAGTGCCTATTTGGAATGTTCTAGGAGATAAGCTAGACGTAGAGAATGTTTTAAGCCTGATAGCTAAATTCCATTCAGAACCTATTAAGATGTTCAAGCTCGGAAGACCAGAGCAACCTTATAACGAAGATATGATAAACGCTTGGGTGGCGAGTCTTGAAAACAGAACCGTAGGAGGCGATATAGTATGCAAAGGAGATGTAGACGTAGTTCCGATTCAGCCAAATCAAAGCTCGGCAGACGTAATAAGCCTAATAGACCACATAGACAATCAGGCGTTGCTTGGGTTACGCTTCCCAGATACTTTGATAGTGGGAAAATCGGATGTTCAAGCGTCACTTACGAAAATGGATGCGTTAGAACGAAATATCAAGTCTCTACAGGACAGCATGGCAGTCGTGATGGAAGGGCAGATATTCACACGGGTTATAGGAAAGACTAAAGTTCCTCATATAGTAGACAATCCGCTTAACATAGAAACACGACTTAGAACTTCTAGGACTCTCAGGCAATTCGTAGGAGATGGCAAAGCACCGCCTATTATGCTGCCTAAAGAAGCTAGGGAAGAACTAGGACTCCCACCTGTAGACGATGAGGAATTAAAGAAGTGGATGCCGCAAGTGCCTGAACCCATCGGAGGTAACAATGATACTGGAAAGAAACCTACGCCTTTTGGAAAATAATCTCCCTAAAGAGAACGAGCAGGGCGATAATGTATTAAGGCTTAAATCAGGTAAGAGAAGACTACTTCCCAGAGAAGTCACTGATTTCGTAGAGTTTCAAGGAACTACTCAGGATAAACTTAATTTCGATAGGATAAATAAAGGTTACGTTGGATTAAGACCCGGTATTTATGACAAACGTCGTAGAAAGGCTTGTATGGATAGGCATATTCCTGTGGATGTTTATCATCAAGTTTAATTTTTATGAAAATAGATTGTACTTTATTATGCAAACGCTATCCTTGTGGATGTAGTCAATGCAGAATGAATAGATTGATGAAGAAAATACGTAGGTGTAAGGCAAAACGAACAAAGTATATATAACGTCACGCACAAATCTAATTTTAGTAGGGAATCTATGCCTTTTGCTGGATACAAAGACTTTGCTGCTTGTGTAGCTGCTAATAGCGATAAAGGTGATGCTAAAGCTTATTGTGCGACTATCATGCGAAAAGTAGAACCAAAACACAGTTTCAAACTAAACTACTCTTCACCTATAATAACAGAAAGTCTACAAGAAGGTGCTGACAAAAAACTATTTATCATAGGAAACGCCATAAGTTCTGGTGCTTCTAGGAATAAAACATCCGAAGGGAAGAAGATTATTTACAAAGACGAAGAACTCCAAAACGCAGCAAGCAAAATGGTAGGGATACCGCTTATACTTAACCACGAAAGTGATGATGTAAGGAATATAGTGGGGATTGTAACAGAAGCCAAGTTTGAAAACGGTTCTGTCCCTTACAAAGCTAGGATAGACATCGGAGAGGAAGATATAGTCAGGAAACTAGCCAATGGATTCATAAACAGGGTTTCTATTGGTGCTGATTACGAGAGACTCGAAGAAAAGAGTGATTCCATATCTCCATTAGGTCTGGAAATCCTAGAACTGTCGCTTGTGCCTATCGCAGGCATACCGACGGCTGATATTTCACAAGTTATTTGTGAGAAATACGAGGTGAGCAATATGGCAGAAACTACGAAAGAGTCCGACACTCAGCTTGCTGAGATGAAGACTCAAATCGAAAAACTTACCTCTGAAAAGACGGTCATGGCTGAAAAGCTTAAATCGTCCGAAGAGGCGAGTAAAGTAGCAGAAGCCAAAGCCTCTGAGTTCTCGAAGATGAATGATACTATAAAGGAACTCAAGGAAAAGGTAACTGCAATCACTAACATCCCGAAGGGTGTTGTAGAAACAGGAAAGGAAAATAGGCTTGAGCTTAAGGCCGAATCCGTCAAGGGTATGCTGGAAATATACTCCCCTAGCGTGAAGGATGCCGAAGGCAAATGGCTTTACTAAGGTGAAATTATGGGACTATACGAAGTAAATGGATTAAATGCACCTTTTGGAACTTTTACAGCCACAATTACTGAAACTGTGGCGGCAGGAGATTTTGTTAAGCCTATTGGTTCAACCGAGTTGACCACAACGACTTATAAATCGGCTGGTACAGCCGCAGTCCAAGTGGAGAAGTGTAACT